CATGTGCCGCTGTCTTTCTGATAACTACTGGGCCATACATTGTTGTGTTCTTCTGCCCATACATCCTCGTCAGGCAAGAAGTCAAAATCCCAATCCCAATCGAAATTTCTGTAATCGCAGTGTTCGTTGATAATCCAAAAATGTTCAGTGGTTGATAATCTCTTAGCTTCTTCTAATGAAGCTATATGACGTTCTCTTGGGTGGGCGTTAGGTTTTTCTCCGTAATAAAATACATCTCTTAGCATAGATTTACTTAGTAACTGAATAAATGTTGAAATATTTTGTTGTTTGGGATTCTACCATTTCATTCTTGAAGTAATCAGTTAAGAAATTTGCCAGCCTTATATTTGTATTATCAGTAAAGTGGTTGCCTTCTTTAATATCTTCAAACTTAATACCTTCTCTGAAGGATGAAATCTTTGACAGGGTTAACAAGTCAGTAGATGCTTTATGCCCATTCAACACATTTGAAATTATTTGGGTATTAGTAAAACTACACAAGTGTATAACTTTTCTATCTTCTAGTAGGGTATTGAGTTCATTGAACCACTGTAACATAGACCATTCAGCGATTTCTTTTTCATATAGATACTTATAATATGTCTTGCTTACATTACCCCATGTAGCATTATCTGTTAGAAACAGCGAGGGAATGTTGCTACTCAAAAACCGATTTGGGTCAGTGTGGCAAAATACAAAAAGGTCAGTGTTGTCAAACTTTGTAGTTTTCTTATAATTCAAAAACTCTGTTCGTGTGGGCCACCATGAGAATCCAGGGAAGCCGTTTCCCTCTAATTGCATATTCAAATTGTTTGCCAAAAGTAATGGCCAATGAGTATTAGGGTTTGTTCTAGAAAAACAAAAACTATCACCACATATGAATATATTCTTCAACTTATTACCTTAACATTGTACAAGTTTTCAAACCTATCTGCATCGTTTCGGTCATTTACCATAGGCTCACCGCGTATATTCAAACTTGTGTTCAACAACATTGGACACCCTGTCATTACATACCATTTTTCAAGGAGGCTTCTAATTCCAGATCCATCTTTTGGCACTGTCTGGACACGACTAGTCCCGTCGTGATGAACGATAGCAGGAAATAAGTCAGGTACCCTACAACGAGCGATGACTTGCATATACCTACTGTCACTCCAATTACGAGGCATATCAAAGTAAGTATCAGCATATTCCTCCAAAATGACCGGAGCGAACGGTCTGAATTTTTGTCTGCGTTTGATTTCATTTACTTTGTCCTTTATTTCTTGACCTCTGGGGTCGGCAAGGAGGCTTCTGTTTCCCAACGCTCTCGGGCCGAATTCTGCACGCCCACTCGCAACCCCCACAATTTTGTCGGTAACCAAATGGTCAATAATACGATTGGTAGGGTAATCCCCACGAATATCATAGCCGAGAAAAGCATTAGTCCAATTAACACGTTTACTATACCCAAGACAAGCCGCCCCCAAACTACTTCCTGCATCACCTGGGTTAGGCATGATCCAAATGTTTTCAAAATAATCTCCTAGCAATCTATTCGCTAAACAATTCAATGCGACACCACCACCGTATACTAAGTTTCTACTACGACCTAGTTCTCTTGCTTTACTCATGACCATTTTGATTAGCCACTCTGCAATGTGTTGGGCACTACTGGCGATGTCCATTTCATCAGCACCGCTAATGAAGTCATTGCCCACACCAATGTGTAAGTTTTCTTTGAAGTCTATATTAACAGTATCGTTTATCAAAGTCAACATTTCTTTGAGATATTTAGGTTCACCGTATGCGGACATTCCCATAAGAATGTATTCTTCATCTAGTGGGCGCAACCCAACTCGTTTTGTCATAGCACTATAGAATAAGCCAATGCTATCAGGGTATTTCTTCCCCCATAGTTTCTTGTAAACTGCTTTACCATTGCTATCATATGTCGCATCCCAAATACTGATAGTATCAAATTCTCCAATAGCATCAATAACAACTACTGTTGCGTCATCATACGGACTTGTTTGAAACCCAGCAGCCGCATGACTCAAATGATGATTATGAGTATGAATCTTTCCACCACGACCATCTTGTATCTTATGAAGTAACCCACGACCGATTGTATCTTTTACGAGCATTCCAGCGAGGCTTGGCTTTTCACCTGAGCGCAATTGACGTAGAAACTTCATAACGGGACGTTCGTAGTAATGTACTTCTATGTCTCGACTATTAGTATATGCCAACGCATCTTCTACTATGTCAATACCTAAATGTTTTGTGTGCTTGTGTTTACTATAACGTTCGCTATGACCTGCGTACAAAATGTTACCACTATCGTCAATAACACTTAGTGCAGCATCGTGAAATCCACATGATATTCCTATATAGTTCATTTGATATATTCTTTAATTTGTTCTGCGAAAAATTTGTTTAATTCTATTCCAGGGTGTTGTCCATCTCTTGCTAAATCAATTCCAATTTCAACAGGGTGAAACCACACAGGTAAAAGTGAGGCATGTCTGAGATTCATTCTTTCCATAAATTCATATGCCTCTGCTCCCCAAGAAGTTACATACATCTTTATGCCTCTTTGTTTTGCAATTATTTCAGCAATATACAGTTTTTCTTTAACTGTATTGTACAAATGTTCCGCTGTCAGTGCCTTAAAAACTGCATCACCATCTATCCCATATTGTTTACACAACCTTGATTCATGGTTTGGTATAACAGTTAAATAATTCACTGAATTGTCGTTATTATTTCTTGCTGCAAGCTGGACTCTTTCAAACTGGGGCAGTAAGAATATAGCAGTATCCATCTTAACATGCTTTGATAATATCAAAAACAAATCTAATGCGGTTGTTGCGGATGTGCCGCCCACTCCAAAATTTCCAACTGATTTGTTTAATTCTTTACCTAAGATAGAATGCCACATTCTTTCTACTGGCATGCCAGTTCCAAAAGTAAAGCTACATCCAAAAACACCTATATCAACATTGTTAGGTGTTTTTGGCATTCTAAATCCCTGATAATTCAAAACATAGTCAAAATCTTCATGCTCCCATGTTTCAGCATTTTTTATTTCAGTTGGACTGATATATTTGAACGTATAAGTTTGGTCAGGCTCTAGCCCACTAAACCGTGTTTCGTTGGCAGTAAAAAATCTAACATCGTTAACATCATCTGAATCTAATAAATTCAGAGTTTCAAACTTGGAACTCATTTGTATATAAATGGGTCACGCTTTCTTAGTTCTTTTAAGCGTTTGCGATATTGAATCTCCATTTTGATCTTGTAGTATAAGTTCTTTATCCATTTCATATCAGTTATCTCCTATTAATTCTTTAAATTCAGGCCACAATTCGACAAATTTCTTTACATCTGTTGCGTATTTAGTTTCGTATAGGTGCAACCATTCTTTAAAGTCAGCGACTGCCTTATCTGTATTGTGATTTGAATCAGCTAATCGTGCTTGCAATTCTTCAATAACTGCGTCAAAGAAGTTCAACCCAGGCTGCTCTTTATGCGATGATTCATAACGTTTCCACAAGTCTGATTGTTTAAAATTTACTAAATGGTTTAGACATTTTTCAATTATACTCTTTGGCATCTCTGCGACACACAAGTGGATAGGATGAATCAATGTTTGCCAGTGAACTGGTAAAGAGAATTGCTCTGCTAATTCATACAGTTTATCAAGTCTAGTCGCGGACATAATGTTGTATGTTGGTTTAAACATGGCTCGGTGTGTTGAATTAGATTTAATTACTGATATGTTATGTAACATTTGATCCCACTTTGCTCCATGACGCACAAATTCAAATTCGTCACCAATGTTTTCGAGACTGATACACCAATTGACATTAGTTTTCTTTGACAATTCAGCAAATACGCTTGAGCTACCCAAGTCCATACTTAGGTTTGTCATGATATCAATCATGATATCGTCATTCAATGACTGTAATAACTCTACGTTTTGTTTGTGCAACAGTGGTTCTCCACCGCCCATAATAATAGATTGCATCATATCTCTGTTTTGCTGAACCCGTTCTAAAACCGAATCATAATAGCGGCTTTTTATTGACTTGATTGGTATGTTGCCTTTTAGTTTTTGCCAACTCGTACTCCAGAATTCATCGCAGTAAGCGCAATTCAAATTGCATAAGTTATTCCATCTAATATCAGTCATCATCAAACCAAAATACTCAGTATCTTTTAGGTTTTCTTCCTTAACATCAAATTTATCAAAATAGCCTCTTTGGCTATGCCCAGAGTTAATCTCACATTCAGAACAATAGTTACAATATGAGTTGGGGACACCGTCTAATATATCTTGTTTTAGTTGAACAACTTTGGGATCGTTGATAATTTCATCCAAGGTATTTTCTTTCAAATCACCCCAATCCCATTTACCTGCACAACAACTTTTGACTTTGCCATCGTTATAAACGAATAGGCTCATCCATGGACTTTTACAATAATGACTCATAGCCCGATCTCCTTCAACTTTGGAAGTAAATAATTTTCATAATAGTTTTTATGGCCCAGATCATTCGCATGATGATCGATTGAATGGTATTCTAATATCGGTTCTCTTTTGCCAGCTGGGCCCTCAAATAAGGTGTTGATGATACTCTCTACACGATGTTCGCCTATTACATCCAGTGCACCCTCAAGTTTTCTAGCGAAAGATAAGTCCGAAGATGACCATATTATTTTCTTATTAAACGCTTTTGCTAAACCATAAGACCCCATAATAGCCGCAACAGTAATATTTGTCAATGCCATATCGTTGTACAAATGTTTAATGTACGAGTCTGCCGCATCTACAAAACTTTTAGGAAAATCCTCTGGTAATGATGTTCCAATTACCCAAGACATTGGAACTTCTTTATGCCTTGGTGATGCTATTTGAAGTCTATTATGACCTGTACCGCTAAACAATACCAACTCAACATCATCATCCATGTGTTTAAGCATAGTATTCATGATAGAAATATTGTCCATTCCTGGTAATGACTGATTCACTACTTTATAATTGGGGTAATCATTCTGCATCAGACTACCAAAACAGAATTTGCTAGGACCTTGAAACATTAAACTGTAATCACCCACCTTACATTTTTTATCCACATCATAATAAAACAATCTATCACTACAACCTTGACCGAATGCAAAACTATCTCCAACTACTAAAATTTTTTTCATATTGTTATCTCCTTTGATCCAATCGTATAGTCTTGTAGCGCATTTTTAAATGCTACTGCCAAACGCATGTTATTAGGCACATTAAAATGATTAAATATTGCCAACGAATTTGGATTCTTATTATCATCACATATTTCCCATAGTGGAGTAGTGAATGTTGTTCCAGTCTTAAACACATGTAATGGGTCAGTTATTTTCCACGGAAGAAATGAATGAACATGTAATACTTGTGGTATTTGATATGCCGTAATAATATCATCTAATTCATTAAACCATTGAAGTTGTGCCCAATTTTGAAAATTAACTGATGACAAGTATTTGTAATATTGCTGGGCGGCTAAAAGAACGCTTGTTGGAATATGACTGGTCTCGCTATCACCTACTCTGAACACAGACCCACTGTTCAACCCAAAATTTTCATCTGATGGTAAACGCTGTGCCTCTGTGTGGGTGACTATAAGAACTTTTGGCACCTTCTTTTCTAGTTCTTCTAATAATATTTTTCTAACAGACCACCACGAACATCCTGTAAACCCCTTTCCTCTTGGAAATTTATTTTGTCCACTTGATATTTTTTCGCCCGTCAATTGCTGTGTTAAGAGCATTGGCCAGTGACTTAGATCACTCCGATGGGCACTGAAACTATCACCTACTATTAGTATATCATCCCATTCAAACACCTAAAAACTCCTTAATATCAGCATGTTCTGGGAATACTTCCCAAAAATTTTCTTTTCTCAGTTCATCTGTTCTTTTAGTTAGGTCAATGAACATCTCTTTGTGTAAAAATTCATCTCCTGTGTCAACTGAATTCATTATAGAAATAGCATCCAAATAACATTTGATAGAATAATCAAGTTGATGACCATTTATCTTATCCATTCTTTTTCGTTCTTCCATCCATTGTATATGTTCATTGAACAACTGTTCTATCTTTTTCTTTTTCCAAGTAGGTATTGATTTTATTGAATACATCTCAGGACCCTCTAATATGTTCAATGTTAAATCTTGAGGCTTTATATAACCCTTTTCTACCCACTCTCTATGAAAATCTATTAGGTTATATGCGTTTACCCAAGAGCAAGTGAAACTTATCCTAAACTCAACTTTAGGGCAACTTGCTTTGAGTTTATTTATATTAGCCTCAACAACTTTCCAATTTGTATTCTTTCTCCAGTACTCTGCACGTTCATGACTGCCATCTAAGCTAGCATTGATTTTGATACTTGAGAAATGATTCCATAATTCAAGAGCATTGTATTTCCCTAATTTTAAATGACTGAAATTAGTGTTGTAGTTGATGACAAGTGGATTTTCTTTTGTACCTGTGTTACCTAATCTGATTAACTCTTCCAACACTTTGTAATGGTCTTCAGTCATTAGTGGTTCACCGCCAGCAAAATAAATTTGACTAACTGTGGGAAGATGTGGCATCAATTCGTCTAATAACTGGTTTTCAGTTTTACCAGGAAAATTAAAGATATCGCCATGTAACACTCTATCTTCCTCTGAAACTTTATATAATTTTACGTGGTCTTCTATCCAACTTGTACTGAAACGTGGACCACATGTTCTACATTTTAAATTACATAGGTTATTAAATCTCGCATCAATGTATTGAAGTTTGTGTTCCTCAACTGTGCCATCTTCTAATGTTGAGTTAATTAAATCGTAATTCTTTTCTGTAAAAAACGCATTGTTAGCGTTTCTTTTAGGCGAGTTGTGCATGTTTTCTCTTTTATTACATAACTCACATCCTGGTATTTCCTTACCATCTAGCATGTCTAAACGCATTTGTCTGGTTTGTTCATTGTTCCAGATTTCTTTCAGTGTGTTCTCTTTTAAATAGCCAATGTCATAATCTTGAAGATATAAACAACACGGTTTAACATCGCCAGGAGGACCAACATATTGATGAACCCATGGGTAAATACAGAATGTCTTACTCTGTTTCGCTTTTTCTAGTGGTGTCATTTCTAATAAATTCTATAATAGGGGCAAGAACTTTAGCATGGTCTTCTCTACGAATGTTGTCTATGGCAGTCAATGAGAAAATACCTTTACTAAACATCTTTTGATTAAATTCTGAGTCACTATTGAACAGCATTGATTGCTTGTATAAGTCAAAAATCTTTTCAAAGAACCGTGTTTGTGGGGCATCAATCTTCGATATAGTATAATCTACAATCTTCTTTCTTTGTTCCATTGAAAGGATATTAACAGAATACCAATATGGACCTTCAAGTTTTGTCAAATGTGTATGTAGTCTAGGATAGTTTGACTGTGCCCAATTGAAGAAGTCAACAAAGTGTAATGAATTCATCCAAGACAATGTATAATTCATTCCTAATGTAAAGTTACCATGAACATCTAACAAGTTGTAGTAAGATCGAATAACCTCGTTTGTTTCTTTATAGTCGGTACCATAGCGTAAGTACTCAAACGTATCTTCAATTCCATCAATACTTAACTGTAATCCAACAAATTTGAACTTACCAGCATACTCAGAAATCTTTTCCGAGTATGTCGTTCCATTACTAGTAATTGATAACATCGTTGATTGTGCGAACGGTTGGTCTGCTACCCAATCAATGAATTTGAAAATGTTAGGGTTTATAAGTGGTTCACCACCAAATATTTCAAGTCTCAGTATGTCAAAGTCACTATTGTTTAAAACATCTTTGATGAATTCAATCTTGTCAGGAGCCTGTTTGCTGATTCGTGTATAGAATCGTTTGTCTTTGTCACCACTGTACAATTTCAATTCGTCCCATTCATTGATAAGCTGTGAGCTATGAATAGGGCTACATGTAACACATTTCAAGTTACATATATTGTCGAAACATACACCAAGAACAAATTCTTTTGGATTCTCGAATAGTTTCCTATGACTCCATGTTGCTCCACCTTGTTCTTGCTTTATACAGTGGGCACAATTGGTTTCAATGTCTAGGTCAGCTAATTGAGTTCTGTATTCAGTTACGTTGTTGGCATTTATACCCGTCTTAAACCAGCAACAGGGTTTATATGGCTCGTCATCGTTTGAAATATAAATGCTGTTCTTATGAGCGAGGCATTCTTTATAGGGTGTCAAATCCATTCATCTAGCTCCGGGAAGTTTTCTTTGAAGTTCTTGTTTCTACGCTTGTCGTATTCATCTATAAATTTTTTGAATTCAGACTTGCGCCATTCACGGTCTTCTAATGTCATAGTAGAACTACGTGCTTTCCAGAAATCATAGACCATTTTCCATGTTTCTTTCTCAACATTCTTGACCTTATCCCCTAAATTAAGCATGAGGTCATTTGTTTCTTCGAAATATTTATCAGCAGTATCAGGGAGTATTCTAATATCGAATTGCTTTGGATCGACAAGTCTAGCACAATTGAACATTATATCCACACCGTCTCTACGCAACTGCATAACTTTGTGAATGAATGTTTTGAAATTGAAAATACTCATTAGACCAAACGTCACCATAATACGTACAGGAACATTGAAGGTTGTACTTATTTTACGTACACTTTTCTCCCAACGCTCAATGTCTAAGCCGTCACGGATATACTCTGCTTGTGGGCCCCATGTATCCATGCTCGTGTATACTTCTAATCCTTTGATAGTCTTAGCGTTTAACAATGTGGTTGCCTTCTCAAAGAACATGTCTAAGTTCTTGTCAGGTACACACAAGTTTGTGTTTACAACTAGTGTTAAGTTAGGGTTATGATTAGTTGCTACAAAGTCTAACAACTTCATAAAGTTACGTGTAGCTAATGGTTCTCCACCTGTAATACGTAGATAACGCAAATCTTTATATGCGTCAGGTAACCACTTCCAGAATGCGTCAATGTATGGATTGTCATCTTCTGGAATCATATCGTGCATCTTGTCAGCATGTACAGTAGGATCTTCTACAGGATAGCTTCCATACTTACGTACTTCATTCTCCCATTTGCTACTCTGACCAGGTGAACAATATGAACAACCAAAGTTACACACGTTACTGAAACTCAACTCTAAGTAGCTAGGGTTGATAGGTCTTGCGGGCGCATCTAGAATTTCTTGTCTACGTTCAATAGCATATTGTTCGTTAGTGAAGCGTTTTCTATCGCTGATAACATCGGGATTGATGCGCTCCATATCAAAACAATAATAGCATTCTTGTGGCTTTTCACCATTCATCATCATTCTACGTTGTTCTAGTTTATGCTGTGTATTGTGTAGCATACGAGGATCACGTTGAACATCTTCTAAGTTCCAGCGATGAATAGGCGGGTGATAGCAACTGTGATTTTCACCCATACCAAAGTGCATGGTAGCCATTAGCCATTTAGCTGAACAGAATGAGTCTTTGATTTTGTCTGGGATAATTGGGATCATATAATTTCTTTTAGTTCTGGTATGTAATTTTGGTAGTCTAGCCCACGTGCCTTGTCAACTGCTAATATAAACTCTTTTGCTTTTTTATTAAGTTCGGGTTGGTATGGTTCATGTAGTTTGTTTAGTAAGTCTTTACGTTGCCACTCATGTAGTCTATTCGCATAGTGACTACGCAATTCTTCTTTGTAGTAATCCGGTAGTGCGGCTATGCTTAGATAGTCTGGATACAACACATAGTTGTGGTGTGGTGTTTTACCATAGTTAGTCTCTAACCAATGTCCAAATTCAGCTAAGTGGTAGATGTTTAGTATACTTACTGTTTGTGTCACGTGCCAGCTAACGTTTGGTAACTTGTTTAGTTTCTCAATACTTGCTACTGTTTCTTCCCACTTTGTAGGATAACGAATGTAGAAATTGCGCTCACCTAAATCATCAATACTTGCGTTTACTGTTACTTTCTTGAATGACTTCCATAGTTCAATTAATCTGTCAGGAATATCCATCATGTTCAAACTATAAACTAGATGAACATTCTGTGCTGTACCTAATACAATCAAATGTTTCAGGTACTCAAAGTGAGCCTTAATCATTGTAGGCTCACCACCATTGATATAGATTTCTTCTACTTCCTGACTTCTATTTGCTAAGTCGTAATAGAATTCTTCTTTCTCAAACCACTTGAAATTTTCCATAGGACGTAGTTTGAACCAAGGCAAATCGTTGGCGATTTTCTTTTCGTCAGGATACCACTTTGTACTGCTATAACTATTACAAGTCAAACAGGCGTTGTTGCACACATTACCTAAACGGAGTTCTACGTAGATTAAATTTATATCGCTGAGTTTCGCTTTCTGTTCGAGTTTAGGAATAATGTGTGCCCAACGCTCATTCTCATATTGTCTCTTACTCTTAATACCGTTGTCTTCATCTTGCCAGCATCCTTCACATTCGATTGGTCGTTTACCATCAAGCATTGCTTGACGAACCTCTACGAACTTATCACTATTCATAATGTCAGACACTGTATCATTATCTAGCATAACTAGACTATGACTATCTGGTTTCTTAGCCCAACTGATAGCATCGGTGTGATTGCTACGACAGCACAGACTAGCACCACCGTTAGGATGTGTTGCTAAGTGCATCCAAGGTAATACGCATAATGTATTGCTCATCGTATGTTATCCCACCATTCTAATAATTTTGGATTACGACTGTAGATACTACGCAATGTAGTTGGGCCGCCACGAATACTTTCTAATCGTTCAACCCAACCCTTACCATTTTTGGCAGCCTGCTTGTACGTGTCAGGCCATTCTTCCGCATGTGTCTTGCGTGTATTCTTTAATGCTTCTAAATTGCCAATCAGTGTGTGCTGTTTCCATGTAGCACGTGGACGAATGTATTCTAAAACATCATCGACAAATTCGTTTAGAATTTCACGGGGCCAGCTTAGTGGAGTCCACATGATATCAGGATGAAATCCGAACGTTGTCTTAGTTTCAATTTTGACATCTAATTCAATAGACAAATCAAATAACTCTTTGAGACTGAACATACCTGGGGCTGTTAAAGTCAAATCAAGAACCATCTTGTCTTTACCATTTGGTAATTCAAGACCCTTCTTAAAGTTCTCAAGCCATTTGTCCCATTTGATACCTGTACGAATGTATTCTACGATTTCACCTGTACCATCGATGCTAGCACACATCATCCAGTCTTTGTACAACGGAAGATAGTCATACAAGTTCTTGTCACCGAATTGAACACGGCTTAAATTGCTATTGTAACGCATATAGCATTTTTTATTGCTACCGTTCTTTAGCATTTCTTCTAATGTCCACCAGTGAATGTCATACATTAATGGTTCGCCACCAACCCAATACATTTCTTCTACAATGCCACGACTAACTGCATCACGGAATTCAGGTTCAACTACATTCTGTTGAAAGTCCTGCATCGCTGATTTGATTTCAGGAACCATGAAAGGTTGATTTTGTGGATTCCAAAGATTATGAACTTTCTTTTCAGTTTCCCATGTGCTAGACAATTGTTCACCGCACATACGACATTTGAAGTTACATAGGTTACTGAAACGGTAATCAAATGAAATTGGCTCCATTGTAGTGTAGCCTGTATCATCTGTCTTATCGAACGCTTCTTGTATCTTATCGTGGAACAATGATCCAGTAAACCATCCACGGTAGCTATAGCCTTCCATCAATAGATTATGATTACATACATCACATTGAGGGATCATTTCACCACGCATTAGTTTCACCCGAATATCTCGCATATATGGACTATTCCAATGCTCCTTCAAGCTGATTGGTTTATAATCATCTAATGCTGTCTTAGATTCTTTGACTGTGCCATACTTACTGTCGTTTGAACTATCAATATATTGCTTTTGGAAACTATGTTCTTCACGACTAGCACAACACAATCTACGCTCAGACTGTGGGCTTATGTAAGTATGGGTCCAAGGTGCCATACAAAATACCTTGTTCTGACTGTCTGGATGGGGTTTAGCGTGTTCCCATATAGGAATGATTCTATTTGTCATTGTAAGTCTGGGTTAACAAACACATCCTTACTTGGGTCTTCTGGTGGATGATCTGGGATGTAATTGACACCGTCACGATATTGACCAGTTATGATTTCATCGGCAGTTGGTAATTCTGTTTGAATACTATCATACCAATCTACAAACTCTTTGGGGAAAGTAGCACGGAAATTCTTACCACGGCGTACATCGTACTGATGATAGAACTGTTTGAAGTCACGCTTGTTTTGTTCTGGGTCTTTAACGTTCTTATGCGGAGTCTTGATAACGTCAAGATAATCAATCAAACGTTGTGTTTGTTCACGCTCAATACTCATAAGCATTTGTTCACCCCGACTTGTACGATAATCTGCCTCAACTTGTTTGTTCAACCATGTTTGTAATTCGTTAGCATATTTTTGACGAATATCCATTGGCAACATAGCGCAACTTTGGAAGCTAGGGAAACGTAAAATGTTCAAGCTCATTGTAGGATATGTTGTGTCATGTATACGCTTAAACTCAATCATTTGATCCATAAACTGAACAATACTGGATAAGCACAAACTATTAATAGTCATCATCATGTGTGTCTTTTTGATGTTGCCTTCAGTGTGTAGACGTTGTAAGTTATGAATCCACTTGTTCCATTCAAACCCATCACGAATGTATTCAGCGTGAGCACCAAACGACTCACAACTTGTATAGACTTCTAAGTGTGGAACATAGTGACTTAACTCAATCAATCTATCCATGATCTCATCTTTAGGAACTAAGTTACTATTTACAGCATAACGCAATACTTTACCATCTGGACGATTCTTTACACGTTCTTGATTTTCTTTGAACCACTCAAACAACTTCCACACACCTGGAGCCATCAATGGCTCTCCACCTGTAATTCGAATTTCTTCTAAGTTGTCAGCAAGACCTTCATCCCACCAACGCCAGAACGCTTGCGAATATGGATTGATATCATCTGGAAGTGGCTTAGCATGGTCAGCTTCATTAATGAAGTGACTACGAGCATCACCATCAATGTTGCGATATGGACCATATTTGTGAATGTCTTTGACCCATGTAGTACTGAATGATGGATTACAGTATGAACAAGCAAAGTTACATGTACGGTCAAAACTGATTTCCAATGTCTTCAACATTGTGTTTTCTTGCCAATCAGCATATGCGGTCTTTAAGATATCAGATTCCTCAAACACAGCAGTTTTGTACACACGGTCACTGATGTTGTCACGACCGATATCTTCAATCTTCCAGCAGTATTCGCACTCTTGTGGACGTTTACCTTCCTGCATCAGCTTACGCATGTATTTTTTATGCGGTGTGTTGTGAATGGCAGATGGGTTAGTAATCAATTCACCTGCATCGATCTGGTGACCCAATGGGTGGTGACAACTAGTTGTTTGTCCGTTACCCAACCAAATAGTAGCGTTTAGCCACTTAGCCGCACAGTAACTGTCGCTGATTGGATCAATAAGTCTTTTCTTGTATTCTGCAAAACTCTCAGTGTGTTTCTTGCCTGCCATGTTATTCCTTAGTGTTTGGTATGTGCTTTTATACATTCTCTCCAATAGCTTTTTAGCTCTGGAAAAGTTTCCATAAAATTAGTCTGTCTACGTCTATCATATTCACTGATAAACATATAGAAATTCTTTTTATTTAGTAGCAACTGCTCTTGAGGTAGAGATTCCTGCATTATAGCAAGGTCTCGTTTGATTTTCAATATCTCATAAGGTTTGAAGCCCTCAAATGTCTCCAAATAGTCATCACCTTGAACATTTTCTTCCATGTACTTTAGACAACGTTCTACTTCTTTGATACCATATTCTCCTGAATTTTGGATACTGAACCAAGGTGGGTATCGTAGAATTGGAATATCAAAGAACACACGTTGAAACTTCTTTTGCTTGTAAACTTTATGTACAATGTTGTTTTCTTTCTCTGTCTCTGTTTGTTCGGGAGCAATCTCAAACTCAACTTGACTACGACCACCAAACTCTTTACGTAGTTCCAATATCATTTCTAAGAATTTGTGTAGACTTGGGATGCTTAAAATGTTGAATGTGTTGATAAAGCTAACAGTACTATATTTTGTTTCTCGGAGGAATGTGCGTACATTGTTTAGCATACGCTCAAACTCTAGTCCAGTACGCATGTATTCTGCTTGCTCACCAAATCCATCTAATGATACGAACAACCAGAAATGCTTGAATCCTTTATCAACATACCAATGATTACCACTGTGGTCATTGAAGTTCTCAGGGTCTTCATATGTGCGTAGTTCTTCAATTGCTTTGACTTTGGTTAAAAACTTATCAAACAATTTCTGATCGGGTGGACACATATTGCTTGTAATACTTAACTCAAGTTGACCGTGTGGATTTTCATTCACATAGTCTAACACTTTGAATGTGTTCTTGTCCATTAATGGCTCACCACCTGTCATTCTGAACACACGTAGTTTGCGATAGATTTCGGGAAACCACTTCCAGAATGCATCAACGTATGGGTTTTCTTTCTGTGCTACTTTAAGTGGCATCAATCCCTTTTCTTCAAGTGATTGAATATTGTTGTGCCCCATATTCGCTAACATATAAGGCCCATGCTTTCTTACTTCTTCTTCCCAACTTGTACTCAAATGCGGACTACAATACATACATTTAAAATTACATGCTTGATTGAAGTTAACTTCAACATATCGAGGCGTAACATCATAGTCCCAAGGATTACCAGTTACTTCATCAAACGTGGGAGCATTCCACCATTCACTAGAACGGTAGTGTCTGTCACTTAGATGTCCTTTTGGATCGTCTGACTGTGCATCTTCTACTTTCCAACAGTAAGCACATCCTTCAGGGCGTTTACCTTCAAGCATCATTTTACGCTCTTTCTTTTTCTGAGGCGTATTATGTAGCGCACTAGGCTGAGATTCAATCAATTCAATTGGAATCTTATGTGTAGGTGGATGATAACAACTCTGTGTCAAACCTTGCGGAAGGTGTAGACTGACTTGTTGCCATTTAGCGAGGCATATAGATGGACTGACCGCATTCAAGCGGTCTCTCATGTCTCTAGCGAATTGGTCGTATTCCCCTGACATTACCAGCCCTCAATTTCACGAATCACATCCATCTCTCTAATAAGAGGGCCACGATTGTAACGATTGTTGTTCATGTGACGTTTGAAGAACCTAGACTGTGCTGGGTTTAATGTACACATAGGCAATCCTAATTTGTCCTGTAGTGCCTCACCGATCCTTGCGGCTTCAACATCTGGCTCACGTAGTTCATGTTCTGGCCACATTTGAATGTAGTTGTCGAACCACTGAACGTTCTTTGCGTCCCAATCTGTTAGCAGTGTCATGTACGTTCCTAGTCGTGCGCCGTAGATAGCCCACAAGCCATTCTCAACATCTGATCCTACGTTGTGCCAGATAGTTAGATTATCTAAGTTACGACTTGCAACTGACTCTTTAAAATCATCTACACTAGGTACAGCACCACGATTCAATACCATTTTGACTCCTTCGCGGAAGCCCGCACGCCATGCTTGAAAAGGTGTATAGTTAGGATATGTAGTTGAATAGCAATCCCACATAGCCCAGTAGATGTTGTCAGTACTATCCATACAGAAGTCAGCAATGCGAGTTACATCACCGTCTGTCTGATGTTCATGTGTTTTCATGTTGGCAACGTATTCTTTAGTCCAACTACTCATACCACCATTGCCATAACATAATCCATTGACATTGTTTACAGCTTTCCAACGAAACTGTGCTTTCTTGAAAATAGGATCAACGTTTGTAAAGTCTAACTGAATATTGAAGAAACTTTCTTCTGGCATATTGTCACCATCAATTAGAATGAAACGTTCTGTATCGCTTGCTTCACCTGCGGCTTTGTGTGCGGCATCACTACCTTTCACACCATCAACACGTTTTGCCCAAGGGACCATGTTCTTAACCTTGAGCCAAAATTCTTCTTTTTGTGGTTCATCATAGCTCAAGTAGATACAATCTAAATCCGCTACGTCAATAATATCGTCAGAGTTCATATATTTCTAAATTCCATTTCTGTGTTTTACCTTTATAAGAATCATCGACTACTATACTCATGTCTTCAAAAGCACAAGTAATTCCCTCATCACTTGGTGCTAATCTAGCAACAACTGAACTGGCTGATACTCTGGATATCTTGCCATCAATAACTCTTATGTCTGGTCTACCTTCAGCGTAAGTTGTAGAATCGACAACAATGTAGTTGCCTTCAAGTTTTTCACACGTGTAGCAAACAACATTACCTTTATCATCGTAATACAACCTAAACTCAGGTTTAACTAGGGGAGGTTGCTCCCAATAAATTATGATTTCTTCATCTTTCATTGGAACATTCCTTTATCAATTTTATCAGCAAATGACTTTACATGATAGTGAAATGGATAGACTTGTGGTGTAGTATTCACTCGTATAACATCTTTGTGTATTTCAGACACCAGTGTGTTTGTCCAATCTTCTGTTGGTAAACCGTTTATGAATTGCTTCATGTGTACCATTGAGAATTCCTTGAACGTGGGTAACATGGTTTTCTCAACACCTATGATGTGGCAAGCAATCGAATATACCCAGTCTGTTGTTGCTAACTCTTGTGGATTACACTTTAATACAGCTTTATATTCTTCCCAATTCTCAAATACATCTCTTACAATTTTGAAGAACTGTTCTGCTGTATCAGACTTTTTAAAATAAGTTAATGCGTTATATGCATCAGGTAAGTTGTTGTCATCTATGAATCTTCTGTACACACGAACGTCAGATAGTTCCCCTCTAAAGTTACGAATGTTTCCTGACACCACGATATCTTGTACAGATAAGATATTCCACCAGTGAGAAATGTCACGTGGTATGAATATATCAGACTCTATCTTTATAGTCTCGTCATATGGACTAGCTTCATAGACTTGCCAATCGTTTTGTAGTTTCCAATCAGTATTAGGCGCTTGATCACCATGTGGCAACATATCAGTTGTCACGATTGTTACATTGGCATCAGGCATCACACGCATTAGACTTTTCTCAAGTACATTGGCACATTTTTCATAGTCATCACCTTGAGCCATAATAACAAAACCTTTAGTCATTGATTAACTCCATAAAGTTTTCTTTGTTCATTACGTGAAAGTCAGTGTCTTTGATAGTGATATACTCTTTACGAATCTTACCACGTTGCCAGTTGTCATACATTACTGTATATTCTGTATTCAGTGAATCAGTGTCGTTGCGATAGATGCTAGTGTTCTTACCAACATGAACTAGATTCCAAGGAATAATGTCCTGTTTGTTATCACTATGTCCATTCGCTATACGCAATGCTAAAGTCAATGCGTAATCGTTTCTATAGATGCCACCCACAAAACTATGGATGTTACCATAGTGGTCGTAGTTCTTCTGAACCATTTCTAAACATTGGAATATTTGTTCTGCTCGTTTTGTTTTTCTAAACGCAACGACTGTAGCCCACAGTGTCTTATAGCTATAGTTACTCAATACTTCCTGAGCAACACCTGGTTGCATCAAAAAGCTAGTTGTGTCATGGCAACAGAAGTCATCATAATAATCAAACACCGTCAACAGCTTGTTTGAGTTTACCATGTAATCAGTATCAAGTAAAATAGTTTCATCGTAGGGTGAATAATCAAACGCTTGATAACGACCTTTATTGATCCAAACAGCACCTTCTCTGATATTGTTTTTGTCAGGTGTGGCTATGATAGTCTTGTCAAAAGAATAAGTGGTATCAGTCACTGACTTGTCATCTGTAACAATCGTGACAGGCATATCCAAGAAATGATTGATTCTTTTTGCCGTAGCAACTGCCATTTTATAGTAATCAAACTTTGGCGAGTTGAACGCAAATAGTATTGCTCCCTTGCTCATCGTTTAGACTCTAGTTCCTTCCACTCTTTGTACCATTCAGTCATTACATTGTTGTACAAATCTCGTAATTTTTCTAGTAATACTACTCTATCTACATCAACTAAATTGTCAAAAGTGTCTGCTAAAATAACGGTTTCTTGATCCATGAAAGACAAGAATGCTATTGTTTCAGGTGTCGCCTTCCATAGGCCACCTTGGTCGGCAATGACTAGTCTGCCATCATACTTGTCTTTGAGTTGTGCTTTTGCTGAATTATGGTTGAACCGAGCTTTTGCGTCGGCAATAAGGGATTTGGTATCCATCTACAATACTCTCCTGCGAGTATTTAGATAGATACCAAGATGTGTGAAAAATTAAACTACTGCTACAGAACCTGCTAGAGTAATAGTACCCCAGGTATTTGCTAGATACGTAGTTTCTGGTGGGCGAATTGTCAATGTAACGTTAGAACCAGAAGATACGGTTAGACCGTTTGGAATCTCATCCCAAACTGTATAAACTGTGATGACGTTACCAACGTCACCGTTTGAACCAACAGTGCCATTTGTCTTAACAAAGATATTAACGTTTGTTGACAAGTATCCAGAAGGACCAGTTGAAGCGGTTTGATAGTAAACGTTAGCGTTAGCAGTTGACCAAGCATAATATCCACTGTTTGTAGCAACAGTAGGCGCATTTCCACCACCACCCACACGGGTTACACCATTATATGCGGTACTTGCGATAGTAGCTGTACCAGAAGTTGGTGAACTCAATACAACAGTACCTACATTACTTGCTAAGTTGTTCAATAGCAAATTGATACCAGTACCAGAAGGGTGCGTCATTGACATAGCAATTTGACCACCTGAGTTAAAAAAGTATCGAGCCGCATCACCGTTAGCGAATGTAACTGTTTGAGTCCATGTTGCTTTATCAGACCACGTTGTTGCTGTGGCAACACTATTAGATGTTGTTGAACCTTGTGAGGCTGCGTTCAAGCGACTGGTGTAAATTGTAGTCAAGTTTGTAGGAACGGCAGACAAATACGTGATTGTATTACCTGCAGATGGCGCAGTAACCGCAGTAATTGAAGTGCCTTGATGTGAGGCGCAGTTTGCGGTCTTGTTAACTAAGTTAGCCCATTCTGCGGCTGCGATAGTTTGACCCGAGGCAACGTTTGCTAACGCTGTCTGACCATAGCCTGCGTTAGTACCACCTGTTGCCCAAACTGTGTTCAATGCGCCACTGGTTGTAACGGGGTTACCACCAACTAAAGCGTTATAGTCAGTCGCTTGGATTGTACCATATTGTGCGTAACTCATTATTAATCCTTAATTTATTTTAACGAAGGCTTCTACGGCCCCTGTGCCATCAGTAGTCTTAGCTTCTAATGCTCTACCAATGATATTAAATGCTGTTGCTTCACCCTTTTGTGCTGCACGAGCCACGCCGTTACCAGCAGAGACTAGACGTTGGCCTTTTCTAACTTTACCAACAACTTTAACTTTTACACGACCACCCACAGCTACTGGAGGGTGAGTTGTGTCATCACCTGCCATAGCGTTCATTAAGTAAGCCGCTGTATCTGAAACTACACCAAATACGTCTTCTGATAATTCATACTGAACAGCAGTAATTTCTTTATCGCCACCTAGTTCAACTACTGTGCCTGCATCATAGTATGAGTCAGCTTCAAAACGTTCTGCTAAGTCAGCGTATGTTGCTAATAAACGAGAACCAGTTGATAATGACCAGTTACCAGTTAGTGTACCAGGTGTTGTATTTGCGCCAGTTGTCAATGTAGCTGAAGTTACACTAGATGGGGCAATAGCACCCGTAAAGCGAGGTGTACTATTTGCGCCAGTTAGGTAGTCACTGACGTTTGCGTTTGTGTATGTACCAGCGAAACTGATAGGAGTTCCGTTAGCATAATAATAGTTGTCTGTTCTGATACCGTAAGAAGAATAGATGTTACCATTGTTTACTACAAGAGCATTTCCTGAACCACCATTGAATGTCCATGTACCTGTTGCTGTACCTGCAGTTGCGTTTGCTCCTGTACTAATGATAGCAGTATTCAACGTTGTTACATTACCTGTAGTAATATTTGCAGCTGCAATTGTCGCACTTGTAGTAACCGTAGCATATGCTACAGTAATACTGTTACCTGTAATAGCATTGTTGGCGGAAATATTGTTAGCTTGTAAATTTCCAGTAACTTGAACAGCACCAAACGTGGTTGTTGCTGAACCAGAGCTAACTGCCAATGTGACCCAAGCATTAGCGTTTGATAAGTTGTCAGTCGGACAAACTTTCAACAAACTATTGTTCGTATCATACCATAACTGACCACGTAGTGGATTTGAAGGTGCTGTGGAACTAGCAAAGTTTTCAATCATATGGACAAAGTTAGTGTCCAAAGATTGACCGTAACCTGCGTAGTTTCGTCCAGGTAATCCTAAAGATGTACTAGTAGTGTTGATAGTACCATCAGCAATGGTTGTCAGTACTGTACCATCACTTTTAACAATCGTATATGCCATTTATATAACTCCGGTGTTCTTTTATTTATCTTAAATTGTGACTAAGTTCGTTAGGGCTTGAATTCTAACGGTATAATCTATCTGAATTTGTCGGTTTAGTGACTTCTGAACAGGGTGAAAAATAACATGTGTCAAAAGTCTAGTAATAACTTGTCCTAGCTCGTCGGTTCCATAATTTGCTAGTAAACCTAGCTCATCAAAGATGTAGCTGGAATCAGTTTGTGTACTATTATCAAATGCGGCTTGACCTGCAGGCTCACCATAATCTAATAGACATTGTACTAAAATGTCAGTATAAACTTTACCCGTTGTATGGGAAACTGTCATTTTATTACGTGTAGGATCTAAGTTAAAAACGCTAGTATCATCTACGATTTTAGCGTATGTTTGGTTGTACAATGCGGCATTCTGACCAGTTGTGTTTGGAGGTAGATATGTGATAACACCTGTTTCATCTACACTTGCACCGCCGTTCCCAAACGCCATCTGATAAATTTCGCCGTAACCACGGCTACTCAAGGTGTCAGCAATTGCTTCTGACATGTTTTCATAGTTGATAGCATTCTTCTTATCCACAAAAACTTCCCCTGTATTAGGGTCGTGGATCTTCAGAAAACCTTCAATCTTGTATGTTAGCTGTATTCCTGACATTTAATCGCCTCTAGTTTGCACCAACACCTCGTTAGTGTTAGGGTCTGTTATTTTGACAAAAGAACTGAAGTAGAAACCACCCGTTTCATCGGGTTTCTTTTCTACTTCAACTTTTTCTTCTACCTGTTCTTTTTCGCTCATAATTTATTTATCTTTTAGGTAACATCAGTATTTAAGAATATTGCGCTATAGGTATCACTGACCTGTAAAGGATCAGCTTGGTCTAGTCGGGTCACTGTTCCAGAACCAGCACCAGCACCTGTTGCCGTAAAGCGTAGACCAACTTCATTTCTTAGTGCTCCAATTAATGTAAAATCAGTGGTTCCAACAGAGTCAATGACATATTCTACATGATTCTCTGTAGTTGTAGCTGGAGCAGACATGTATTGATAAGAATTCCATGTTTGGTCATAGTCTAATGCTGAGAGTTGATCCGAAGACGACAACCCATAAACCTCAATATATTGAGAAATATAATCACGTTCACCTGTTCCGTTAGCACCTCGTTGTAAACCAGTCACTGTATTTGCTTCAAGGTCTACTGAAGTGAACACAATCTGCTCACCTGCAACGTACAATGTATTGCCTAGAATCATTGTAACTGTTAATGAGTCACCTTCAGAAACAAATGTTGTCATACCGTCTGTTGCTAGGATTCTTAGAATCGGAGCAGTATTGACGATTTCAACATAGTACGCTGTTTCTGGTAATGTGACGCCAGTTGTGTAATTCAGAACAATAGTTTGTGTAAGAATTCTCTTATCTATAGGTAGTCCCAAGGAGACAACATCATCTACAATTACAGCACTCGAAACTTGCTCAACTACAGTAGAAGTAATTCTAGAAACGTCATTCAAATAAATCACAGAATCAGTATACTCTAGTGGCTGTGCTAACCATGTTCTAGCCAACGAATTAGAACGGTGAACTATTGCTTCTCCTGACTTATTGACAGTTTGAATATATGTTAGTTGATTAGGTGTTGCTGTTGGGATCATACTTGTAACAACTACAACATCACCTGGAACAATAGTTGTCAAAATACTCAAGTTATTGTTGCGGTTCAAGTATAATGAACTTGATGGGATACGATAACCATTTACTGTGACAAGTAAGCGGTCTACGTTACTTTGTTCCCATTGTGCTACTCCCATAGATCCAGAATCAGTAGTCAATTCAAATTCACTTCCACCATGCGTTTCTGAAATTTTAATTTCAGTTATCCCCATAATATTTTTGATGTAGTATTTTTGTCCAGCAACGATTCCACCAAATGTTGTTCCACTGAAATAGATCGGAGTACCAATTTCTAGTTTAGCTGTTGTTGTGACTGTAATAATACCAGAACTTGCGTCTGTTGCTGTAGCAAATGCTGATGTTAGTGTAAAGCAACCATCTAACCATAAATAACCACCACCTTGATATGTATTGACTGTTGTGACTGGATAGTTATCAGCAGTCAATGACGCATCGTATGGTTGTTCATACAATCCAACAATAGTAGAACTGATTACATGAACATAATACGTGTTGTTATTTAATTGATATGAACCAAGAGTACCATCAATTCTAACAAGGTCATTTTCTTGTAGACCGTGTGGCACGCCTGTTACAACAGTAACAGTTTCATTTCCACCCATGAAGCCAACACATGTACCTACATATGTGTCTAAAACAATTACATCACCATATTCATCTTTAACAGTAAAATGTGTTCCATCAACTATAGTGTCGATATAATAGACAACACCATTAAGACTGATGTTACCATAATTTACTAATGGATCATTACCCTTAAATATGATTGGTTGGTCTACAACTAATTGTGATGTATTATCGCACGTAATCTCATTAGTTGTTGTAGTAGTACCTGAGCAAACTACACTTGCTAATGGTGGTGTGATAATATTGTTCATAGAAACTATATTTGCTACAGTTGGTGGATTTATGTAACCTGGCATTGATCCAGTATCATTTGTTACAGTTACGATCGGACCACCAACTGTCTCTGAAACCGTGAATCTAGTGTCATCGATGATTGTAGCAATATAATATGTTGCCCCTACATTAATTCCACCGATAGCAGTTGCGCCAAATTGAATTGCAGCGTTAACTGGCAACTGTGATGTTGAACCCGAAGATAGTTCTAACCAATACAATTCTTCATTGTAATAACCAGCGATGGCTGCGATACCTGTACCAGAACCCGCAACAGTAGCAACAACTTCATCACCTACAGCGTAAACAATACCAATTGTTCCAGCAACTAAATTCCAATCAGTTGTTCCCAGAGAAGCAATAGAATATGTTTCACCAATAACGAAATCACCTGCCGATACAGCATAAGCATCAAATCCATCACCTGTTGCTGTAGTACCACTGTCATAATCCAATGTCTGAGCAACAGTAGAACCCACAGTAACCATTACAGTGTTGGATCCACCGAATGAATCTCCATAACTTGTATTCAAGTACTGTCTTTCAGTAGAGTTGAATGTTGTCACCGCAATGATGCTTCCCTCTGCTGGAGAGAATTCAAGATTCAATGTATTCGTTGACGCATCAATATAGTAATCTGAGGTATTCACTAGACGCAAACCATTATACTGTACAATTGCGTTATCAGCATTGTCTTCACCTACATAATTTGTTAATTCAAATTGTGATTGACCTAATTCTGGATAATATAGTGCAGTTAGTGGCACAGAGAACGCATACTGTTGTGGAGCTGTCTCACCTAATACACTTAATACAATAAAGTCATTGTCAGAATTGTATTGTTGGGAGAAAACGATAGTAGCAGTAGGTCCAACTTCAGTAGGTACAAACGTGTAGTCGTTTGTTATTGCCACACATATACCTGTTGCGTCTGTTAGTTCGACTGGTGCGCCGCCTGGAGTAGTAGAAATAATAAATTCATTAGGAACTGCTTCTGTCACGAACTCAACAATGTAATACGTAGTGTGTGCTTCAATGCCACCAAAAATACCATCACCAAAGACGATAGTATCACCTACATTCAACCCATCAATAGTGTCAGTTACTACTGAGTTAGTGGCTGATTTAGTTTGTGTAGTGATTTTTTGAGTACCTAATGAAAGTAGTGTACCATTATGAGAAACATATGGGGCAGTCCATAGTTGATTTGATTGTTCGTCAACTATCATTTCCATACTACCCGTATCATCATATAAAGTGAACACAGGACCCGCGACTGTTCCATTTAATAATGTGTCTGATACTGTTATCTTGTTAGTAATAGCACTAATATCCTTGATGTAATAAACAGTATCTAATACTAAACCACCTAATACATCACTTTGGAATGTTACGGGTTCATTTAAACTCAATCCATCAACACTGTCGCACAGGATTGTGTTGTTTAATGCGAAGGTTTTTGTTGCTAGAATAGTTAAAGGAGATGTATTAGGTTTAACGACGCCTGAACCATTAAATCTATTATTGGAATAGTTACAGTCGAGCGGCATTTCAGTAAAGCCAGTACTTGGATTCATTACGTAAGGTATTACGTCAGAATTTGATTTGATTAGTTGATCGCCATTACCTACTTCAAACAAGTCTATAATTAAAATATTACCTGAAGTCAGTGGACTAGCAAGTGTAACATTCTTTGCTACCCAGTTAACAGTAAAATTAAATATTCTAGTTGACAAACCTGTTGTTGTATCTAGGTCATATAACGCAATAGTAGCAGGGTTTTGAACAATTCCAGCAAATGAGAACAGTGTCTGTAAATCAGATGTTGACATTTGTGTGGACACTACATTAAAACCAGTATGACCGTATTCAGTCACATCCCAGTTAGTACCAGGACGTGTTTTTACAATCATTGATAGATTGTCGTAAACGATACCAGGAACTAATTCTTCTGGACCATAACCTGCAGTGAATGGTTCACCTTGAATAGTGTAGTTCACGTTTAACGGATCGACCATTTCATCTCGTACTATCGTATCAATAGCAATCTCTTCTCCTGGAGGGAAAGGATTGCCTTGATAGACATTATATGGATAAGAAATTCCTGTTACTAATTGGGTCAAGTCCATGCCAGGCATGTTCACAGTAGGCTGATAGTATCCAACAATTCTGTCTAGTTCGTTTAGTTGGCGGTTTCCACTATCAAGTTGATTCCACTTACCTAAAATGAATTCACTATCGTTGTTACTGATTACACACTGCCACACTTGGTTGTTATACTTAACAATACTTTGATTGAAGTAGAACGGTTCTGGTAAGAACGCATAATCACCAGCAACATATGGGAAATTTAAACCACTCACACTTGCAGTCATTTGAGGATTGGAGAAAATTTCCAATTCTGTGGCAGATATAACTTTTAGATAGAACGTGTCTTCTTCATATGCTGGAGTTCCACTCTTAATAACTTCAGTAATTTCACCGTTAGTACCAATAGCATTAACTGTTAGTATTAAATCGTTGAGTGGTGTCGCACCACCAAGATCCGCCCCTGCAACAGTAATTGTATTATTAATAGCAAAACCAGTTCCAGCAACTACGATATCTGCGATATAACCACCCAACTTATAGCTTACATCGAATGATGGGGTACTTGTTGTTGTTTGTGTGAACTGAGTTACCGTTGTTGAATCTGTCAATGAAACCTGTGTTCCACCACCATCTTTTACTGTGATGAATGGATCTTCTCCTTCAAGTACCATGTTTCCATTGTCACCTGTTAGTACAAATTCCGCGCCACCTTTAGTATCTGATACAGTGAATTCTGTACCAGATACTACTGTACGAATATAGTATGTAACTAATGGTTCAACCCCACCAAATATGCCACCAGTGAATGAGACTGGCATATCTGTGTAGAAGCCAGTAGTATCAGCACACGTGAATATATTAGTTGAAGATGATGAGCCAGTAACTACTACGCTAATAGTTCCCATACTTCTTACATAATAAGTAACACCGCTTGTTAATCCACCCATTGTTTCAGCAACAGTGAACGGCATGTTTACGTAGAACAAGGTTGTCCCACCACTTAAATAGCTCAAGTACAAGTAATCAGAACCTGCGTCTGTGGCAACAGTGTTTCGCTCAATAAATCCACTTACAGTACTAGTAACACCACTATAAGGAGTTTCTAGTGTCTTATAGAAAGTAAATTGTTGACCAGTAATCTGACCAGGACTGACTGGTAAACCAACATTCAATGTCATCGAACCAGTAGCAGTAGTCAAATACAATGTATCTATTTGGTCAATCAATGTTGCGTATGTGTCAGATGCCGCTGATTGTGTTGACAAGTCAGCCGCGCCACCATATGATGCAGCCGAGACTTGAATTGTCTTATTGCTGTAGTTAATACTACCTACAACAACATAGTATACTTGACCTGCTGTTAGTCCACCGAAACTAGACACCGCACTGCCACCAATTACCATGTCTGTAAAGATTACAGGATCGTTATCATTCAATTCTGTAACAGATTCAAGTAAGATAGTATCGCTTGTTCCGTCTGTAGAAACAACAGTTAATGTGATTGGATCGTTCTTTTTAGACATAGTAAATGTCTCGTCATCGACCACAGTTGTCACGTAATACTGCTCGTTTTCCACAACGTTGCCAAATACAGACCCTACAAAGAATACTGGAAGTCCAACATAGAAACCTGTTGTTCCACCTAAGCCACTTGCTGTCTTAGGCACAGTAACATAGTTCGTGTTAACTTGTGTTTCAGTTGATGTCAATATGCCAGGATAGAAAATTTCAACTATACCTCTGTTTGTCAACTCACCAATAAACATACTCAAACCAGCAACTGGTGCTGTTTCGCTTGACAAAGTAACTGGAGTTACTAACGTTGCATCCGTTGCTAAAACAACATCTGTTAAGTTTACAATTTCTTTTACATAATAAATTGTTTGATTTTGAAGTCCACCAAACGCTTGACCATCAAACTTGATAGGCATACCAACATAGAAACCTGTTGTTGGTCCGATTGGTATAGGATTGTCTATAGGTGATTCTGGTGTACCACCTGCTGATTCAGTGATAGTAACAATGTTAGAACCAGATGTAGTTTCAACTACGGTGCGAGTTCTTGTTGACCAAGTCAATGTTTGCTCATTACGAACATTCTCAATTTCAAAAGCCGCCCCTTGAGCACTTGCTAAAATACTATTGATAGGTGGCTGTGTGTTTTCCAAAGTGATTGAAGAACTTGACACTTGACTGCTGTTATTTAATGCTCCAGCATAGAATGATCCATAGAAGTTTCCAGGAACCCATTCAGTTACCTGAGAATTATATGTAGTTCTATCATATCTCAATGTGATGTTATTTTCACGTACTGGTATTGCTGAAGAAACGCAACTTGCTCTAGCACTTACTAGTAATCGGTTAGTGTTTCCTGTTCCAGCACCATACAATTTAACTCTGTTCTTATCTTGTAATGCGTCAGCATAGGTAGTATACAATGCAATTACATATGATGGAACTGATTCTAATACTCCTAGATAGTAGTATTGCCCGTCTGCCAGTCCTTCAGGAGCAACTGTACCTGAACCTTGAACATAACGAATTAAATCGCCTGTTTGAACAAATATAGATTGAACGATGATTGTAGAAGATTCAATATCAACACTTGATGATGGGAAAGTAATTGTTGCGCTAGGCTCAATTATAATTTCTGGCAGAACTGCGTATCCTTGGCCTGGGTCGATAACATCGATACGTAGAATCTGGTCAAGATTCATCACTGGCTGTAGTATTGCAGCACGTGTTGGCTCAGGATAGATAGTAGTATCAATGTATGCAGTAACTTTTGGTGGTTCACCATATCCACGACCACCATCAAGAACTAGTACAGCTGGGAGATCGATAATGATTTGTTCACCTGGCAAGTGATTTGATATTGGAGTACCATTTATACCACGAGTCAAGCCGGTTAACATACTATATGCTCGGTCTACACCTGAGTATGCGATCTGTTCGTCTCCGATTTGAATAACACCATTGATTGGGAATCCAAATGCGTTGTCAACTGTGATAAATTTACTTGCTAAACTCAAATACGATGTTAGTATAGTAATCTGGTAATCATTTACACCTGTGATGCTTAGTCCATAGTTTTGGAACCACTGGTAGTAAGGATCTGAATTCCAAATTGTGTCTGTTGGCAAGTATTGATTATCGCCACTAGGATTAGAATATACTAATTCAGGAGTAATATACTTTTGTAAGCTAGTGTTATATGTAGCTGGCAAGTCAAAGTCAGTAACATTACCTTGCCATACGTCAGTTCCTGTATACTTGAATAAGAAATCTTTGATGACTACATGATATGGTTTAACTTCATTCATATAACCTGATAAGAAATCTTGATTATCAGACTGGAACACTCTCAATGGTAACAATTCACGAATAGTGTGAGCAACATCGATGAAGGATGTCTTGTTTAACCATGGAAGATAATTTTGAGATTCTATTGTCTCACTCATAATATAGTTGAACAATAGAATCAATGCCTTATTTCTGTAAAGCATGATTTCGCTTGGTAGTTGTTCGTTTAATGAACGAACAATGTAACGTGTTTCTTCACTTGGATATGTGTCAAATGGTGTTGTATCAAAGAAATTATCACCAAAGCCTAAACGTGCTGTTGAGTAATCCCACAATGAACTCTTGAATTGAATTGTTCCGTTCTGTAAACCTACTCGAACCCATGTTGATGTTGTTCCATCGTATACATATGTTTCTTGTAAACCTGCGCCATTCTTAGCAACGGTAACGATTAATCCGTTCTGAGCAGGTATCGTAGCCAAATCATAATATGATTGAACTAGCAAAGCGGAACGTGTGCTATCATTGTAACCAACTGCCCACCAGTTTACAAACTCCCAGTAATCACTAGTGTTGTAGAACAATTCTTCTGGACCACTCCAGTTAGGATTGTTTACTGTTGATGGGTTTGTTTCACCTTTAGCGTACAAGAAATTACTTTGAGTTGTTTCTGCGAACGGTAGTGTGGATAAAATTTCATTTGCGTACTCTAAGTAGTTCTTCAAAGCATTGAAACGGTTGTAGAAGAAGCTCTGACGAGGGCGTGCCAAAATACCACTCTGTACTGGTTTAGGTAAGTATGGATCTGGTACTACACCACCTGATTCATCAACACCACTTAAACTCTCTAGCATACGGTTGTATAGAGATTCAGGACGTGTAACACCACCTACACCAGGCAATCCTGGCAAGAAGTCGTCAGCATAGTTAGAACGAATCAAACTATAAACACTGTGAGAAACGTCATCGTTTGTACCAGTAGCAAAACCTATATGGAACGTTGTGTCAGTACCATTTAAGTATTCACTAGTATTGTACAGACCAAATACATTAGATTCAATCGGCGCCATATAAGCGATACCAGTCGCTTGTGGATTCGTAATGTAAGCCTCACAAATTGTGTCGCTTAGTGTCTTGCCTAATTTGTTGAAAACAATATTAGTGTTGCGTACCCAGTAGAAGTACACTGGAACTAATGCGCCTGTGCTATTTACAACATATTCTACAGTGTAACTATCAACACTGTAAGGTGTTCCTGGACCAGCGTATAAACTTGGTTCAACATTACTTGTAATCCAACTGTATACAGATACATCACTTCCTGGGAATACACGACCCCACCACTTACTATTATAATTAACGTTATCGTTTTGATGATAATTTACAAATTTAGTATTTGATGTATCGAACCATAAAGTGCCTACATGGTTTGCGCCCCACATGACTCCACCTACATTAGTTGCTGTAGGGCTGTCATACATTGCTGGGTCTACACCTGAAACAATATCTAAGTTTTCACTAATTACACCTAACAACTTACCCTGTAATGGATCAAAATAATCTAAGTTGATTAATGTGTTGTTAGTGGATGCGCTGTATAGCTGTGTATTCTGTATTGAACTTACATCAACTATTCCTGTTGAATAACGATATACACTCCAGTCACTGTTTCCAGTAACGTTTCTGTAAGAAATCATTTGGCCATTTATTAAACCTGGCTTGAAGTTTTGTGAACCAACGACTACTACATTATTGTTGAAGTCTAGTGCTGTACCATAATATGGTTGATTTCCATAGCTAATTGCTTTGTCATTGATATTCTGAGCGTAGGCGAATTTACCAACGTTTGCCAATGACTCATTGTAGTTAGATAGGTAGTCAAACATATAAACTGCACCCGCATTGACAAATGAGTCAATGAACTGTGTAGTGTTATTATCAAACAGTGTATCATTGTTATAGTTGTTGTCATCTGACATATCAAAAGATGTTTCAGCAAAACGAGTAGATACTGGAGAGCTAGCAACAAACGAACCACTCTCGTTGAACTTCACAACAGTACCAAACTGTGTGCGGCCCTGTGAATGTGGATCTTGAACAACTTGTGTTAAACTATACTTAGTGATACCAAGATGTATCATGTCAGTGCTTGACAATGTAACAAGATTCAACTTATCATTTGCCAATGCTAGATTGTTATCAATAGTCTGAATTATTAGCTTATAATCATCAGTCGCACTAGCAGTAACATTAGTTATGTTTGCTAAGTTAATAGCAGACGCAACAGAAGCCGCGCTACCTGATATTGCCACTGCGAAACCATTAATAAAGATAGTAGTAGGCACAGTAACTGAACATGCATCAGTACCTGCGATGAAACCATATCTACCACCACTATCAGTAAATCTATATACAGCACCTTCTTGATTCAACGAATTAACTTGGAATGGCGCACCAACTAGTAGTTCTGTACCATAAGTGTTCGTATCAATACTGTAACCAAACTTCTCACCGATAGTAGGTATATCTTGTGATTGTAACGTTTGTTCTTGTACTAAGATAGCTGAACTTACATTGATTATGTCGCCTGCAGTTACGTTTCCGTACATGTACAATGTCGTACCAATTAATGCGTAGTCGCTATCAGTAATAGCTGTTCCGTTTTGAGAAACGACCATCGTTCCTGATTGAACGATGCCTGTCATGCTGGAAGATGTGTTAGTCAAAGATAACGCAGTGCCACCACGGGTCAACGCTAATTTGAAAGTGTTTCCTGATTTGTCTCGAACATAGTATACACGATTAACAGCAATGCCACCATATACTGTTCCAGTAAAGACAATAGCCATGTCATCAGTAACACCACTCAAGCTAGATGCAGTTAGCACATCACTTGAGATACCAGTTACTGTTATAGGTGTTGTGCCTGGATTGAATGCTAATGAATATTGTTGAGGAATATATGGCTGACTATTTGACTGTGCTTCAAAGTTTTGAACTAAACGCTCAAACACATAAGTGTAGCCTGCATCATTTACATTCGTGTTGTAGTCTTTATTAGGTGCTGATACAAATACAGTATCACCATAGTAGTTAGTTGTTACTGAATAACCAAAGTTATCACCTGAGCTAATACCAGACGCAGTGATGTAACCTTGATTTTCAAATAAACCAGTAACTGCTGACTTGTGATATACGTAAACTTTGTTCTGCTCATAAGCAGAGACATACATCCAATTCTTATCACCTGAGATTGTGATTGACGAACCCCAGTTTGTTACACCTAGTGGAGCATCAATATCATATTCAAATTCTAGTGTATTCTCAGTATTTGAAATCAGTAAAGTATAGATTTTAACTTTAGGAGAACCACTTGTTGGTTCTGAAATCGCAAACAAATCACCTGAATACGCAATAGTTGATCCAAAGCTAGTGTCACCTGTCAGTACTTCTATTTGGTCGTAACGGTTGAACACAGCGTTATATTGATAACGGTACACTTTACCATCACCGCTGTCGCCCACTAAGTATCCTAAATCACTAGTGTACGCAACTGCGCTACCAAAACTTACTGAATTATCTTCATTAAATTCTTTGTCATAGTTGTAATTGATAGATTTTTTGTATACTGCCCAATTTCCATCTGTGTTAGTATCAACCCAAACTTTATTCTGGACGAATTCAAAGTCTAACAATGGTAAACTAGAAATGTCGCTTGGTTGTGCTACACGTTGATTGTTGAATTGTAACACTATACCTGCGCCGGTCAATCGAGCAACACTATTAACTAGTGAGAAAGTAATAGTGACTCTGTATAAGTCAACTATAGAATTTACAATTCTATATCCATTCAATCCACCACCAAAGTTGATAATAGCGATAGGTTGATATTTTGATAAGTTGTGTGGTTCAGCAAATGTTAGAGTACAAGTACCATTCAAGTTATTAGTTACTTCAATTAGTTGGCCTGTGCTGACTGGAGCATACACTCTCCATGAACTGTTGTAGTCTGCTAACCATACATATTCACCTACATATAATTTGTCTAATGTAGGTGTGGCAGTGTTTAGTCCATTAAAGTAGTATGAGTAAACCGTAACGTCATCAAAGTTTACATATCCTGCGTCAGGATAAGTTTTGTTTGGTGTGTCTGCTGGTAACGTAGGCATTACGTTTGGACTTTGAATAGGTCTACCATAGTTGAATATGTTGTACAACGGAACTTCTTGTTGTACGCCATCAGTATATGTACCATCAGTCAAACCAACAATGCTTGGATTACCAGTCAACTCAGTTTGATTCAATCTGAAATCAACAAAGTTGTTATCTAATACACCACCAAACTCACCTGTTTTGATTGCCCAGTTATCATAGATATCATAATCAATACCACCTTGAGGTAGTGTCAATCCTTTAAATGCGTTTGCCGCTACACGTGTACCTTTTTCTTTAATCATGTTCTTGTACACGTTAACTTGAGTAATGTCTGTCAAGTCAGCGAGGGCAAGATAATCACGTGGGCGATAACCAATCAATGACCAGCTTAGTAAATCACTGTCTTTATCTAAGTTTACTTTGTTTGTGTCATAGAACAAAGTAGATTCATATGAACGTGTTGAACCGTTAGGTAACAATCCAACTTGAATTTCATTGTAATCAGTTTCTTTCCAAGCAGTGCCATCAAAAACCATGCTTGGTTCGACTATTTTAGTAGCAACCCAGTACTTGTTCTTGTATAAAACAATAGAACCCTTCGTATATTTGGTAATTGGATTCCATTCAATGATGTTGTCTTGATTAAGAATGAAACCTTGAGCATCGATTGTACCGTTCCAATCAGCAGTCTTGACACCACGAACCATGATGCGGTTCTGGCGTAGACCTGTTGTTAGATTGTAAAGAACATCGTTGAACAACGTAGTGTTATCGAATACAATACCATGTTCAAAATTTCCAATGTTGAACTGACCGTAAGCAATTGTGTCACCTTCATTTAGTGGTTTAACACTAAAGAAAGTTCCATCACGTACTACTGAAATGTCTGTGCTTTGAATTGGATACAAATTCTGGTTCAATACAAAGTTTTGATTTTGCAATGTTAGTGGCTGAACTACTTGGCCATCTTTGTTGATAGTAGCCATGTTTGCTGCAGGGTTCAAGTTAATGATACTTCCAATTTCCCAGCCACTTTGTGACCAATACAAGAACTCGGCTGCCATTTGATTCCAAGACAACTCTAATCCTGATTCTATCTGGTCGAACAACACCCCTTGTTCTGCTAGCGCATGACCATAACTTGCCAAGAATTGAGCAACTTCTTGAATAGAATAAAACTTAGTACCGTAAGGAATATCTATCTTTGTAGAATAATAATCTTTAGCAATTTGAACTGAAGCCTTTTCAATAGAAATTTTATTGTAGTTTCCATTTATTTTAGGAACAGAAATAGTAAAGTAAGCATTTGTTTGTGAGTTACCATAAACAGTCCATCCATCACCTACATTTTGTACAATGACACTACTGAATACAATTCGGTCGAATGGAATGTTATCGTATAACAATACTGAATAACTTTCATTAGGAATCAACAAACTAGCATTACGGCTATTAGGTGTTCCCTTCTCAACATAGAAGTTCATCATACTCTTGTCTGAGAAACCAGCAAGACGGTAAACAAGACGAACATCTAAACGATCCAACAAATCAGTCAAGTTTTGTGTTGCGTTTACGCCTGTTTGTTTTTCATAATCAACAATCCAGTTAATGTAACTTGTTTTAGCAGTACCGGAACCATAGACTTCAATATCTGTGATAACTAAGTGGCTACGGTCATTTACTAAGTATTGGTTGAATTCACTGTTGTATTTGTAGTTGTCAACGTCAACATTCAAGTTGAAGAATTCAGCAGGTTTTGTTAAGGCCAACAACTTCATCAAGTCGAACGGCCATGTGCTACTCTTGCGATATGAGTATTCTGCTGGGCCTACATCACCCACTTTCCAGTTATTTCTAAAGGTTAATTGGTCATAGTTTCCTACTACAGAAACGAACGGTGAAACTAAGTTACCCTGACTATCGACAGGTAATACTTTTAATAAGTTAGGTCTAACAAATTGTGATAGAACTACAGGGTTACCATTGTTCCAATTGATACCAGCAGCCATATCATTCCACAACACTAAGTTGTCGCTTGTGAACGGCGCGGCACCATAACGACTTGTCCACCAGCTAGGCATATCACTGAACCCAATCATTTCCCAAGGAGAAACGTTTGGTTCTGCTGTATCATAGTAATATTGATATATGCCTCTCCAATTACCCTGTAGCATTTGTGCGTTTGTTAACTTGTTTGCAGCCTTGCCATAATTGTACGTGAACTGATTACCGTTTACATAAACTTGCGATTTGTAATCGATACGATTTTGACCAACCCAGTTTAAGAAACTCTTAGAGTATATTTCTAATACTTCTTCAAATGAGTAATCAGTTGTTCTAAAGAAACCAGGAATAACATCATAGTCTCTTAGTGGAACAGTGTTGCTCAACTTCAAGTTATTGTATACACGTGTTTCATATTCTAGTAACGCTTTATCACGTAGGTCTGTTAGTTGACCATCAATATAATCTCCATACAATCTGTTGTATGAACCATCATGACCTACAATGAAATATGTAGGTTGAATATAATTGCTGTCTAATACAACACCTGGTATAAACGCAGGATACATACCCAACTTAGTAGGTGTATTTGGAACATATGAACCATATGTCTGATTGTATTCTTTGATTGTTACAATGTCATTTGGTAACAAGTCTTTAGTGATTGTCAATGATGGACTATCAGGACTAATTGTGTAGTCTTGATTGATAATCAGTTGTTCAGTGGTTGTTACATTTGCGACTGTGCGTGTTAGGTATACCAAGACACCATAGTAATTTGCTTTAGTAAAATCATACACTCTTACTAGAGGATATCTACTGACATCCATAGAGTTTGCGAAGGTGTATGTATTAGTTGCGAACGCTGACTTGCTTGGTAGCATATCAGACCAGAAGAATGGAGCACTCTCCACTTTACTTGCTGTAATTTGATCTAACGCATCATCCAACAAGTCCGCCGAACTTAAATGAGTAGTATACTCTGTCTTATAGATAGTATCAGCTAGCAATGTTTTAAAAGTAATATACTGTTGGCTGTTAAATTTCAATGACTCGAACAGATTATGTGCTGGCTGACGCAAGAATGCGCCTGGCAACACCAAGCTAGCACTGTTTTGAATAATCTTAGTACCCCATGGTACCATGTTACCTAAGTCATGGTAGTTATTTGAACCAAATACGTTACCTGTAGTGTTAGGGTTGTTAAAGAAAATACTTTGATACTGACCACGAATATCGCCCACATTGACTGTGGTTACATTAGCGTTCAATGGATTATTTTGTAAGTTAATAGGTACTTGATAATAAGCAGTCTTACTAACTTGGTCACTTAAAATTGCTACTTCAATTACAGTATCAACTACTGAGTTTGGTGCGAAAGAGATAACTGTTTTATCAGTGCCAATAGCAACCGTGAATGACTCTTTTGATTGTAATTCGTTGTTTACGAATACTTGAACATTAGGCCATACAGTGTCAGTTGATGCAGCAATGTCGCATACAAAAGTTGTTGTTGGGTTTGTGGCAATATAATCAAAACTGAACAATTGATATTGGGTGCTTGGTGCGACTGCTGTTTGCCAACCAATAGCTCTGTCAAAAGTATCAATATCACTGAAATTGTAAACGTAACCAGTGCTTACATCCTTTGTAATAGGAGTCGTACCTTGAACATAGTTGAATGTTGCGGAGTTTAAAGGAACGTCAAAGCTAATATCACCCACGTTGCTCACTGAGCTATAACGTAATGGGAATCCTAAAACAGTGTCAACAAGACCTGTGCCGATTCCATAACTGAATAACTTGTTACCTTTAAATGATGTACCAACATAAACACTAGAATCACCAAAACTAATTCCATCTTTATCGAACACATCGAATAACGGAGCTTGATTTATCGTAGTCTTTTGCTGTGATAGATTCCAATATACACCATCAAAGAAGAAATTTTTACCTTGATTATTGAATCCCTTGAATGCAAAAGTACCTTCATTTGGTAAGACTGAACCACCTTCAATCTCAGTCAGTGTGATGATAGGTGTACCACCATCTACTGAGTTAAAGTGTGTGATATAGATTTTGTTTCTTACATCAACATTAGCGTCTTGCGAGAATACAATAGTAGCCCCATCAAACAATTTATAATTGTCATTTTGTGTATCGTTAGCAACTACTGAAATGTCAGTTTGTGTAGTGAACGTTATAGTGTCAGTCCACTCAATAGTAACAGTTAATGTTGATGTTCCTGTAATCTCAGTAATTTGTGCGTCAGCAGGAAGAACGCCTGCTGAATCAGTAATAAATTGACCAACTTGGAAAGTTCCTGTAACATCATTTGCTAGTACTGACAACGTAGTCGTGGTATCTGATACTACACCATTTAATGTGGCAGACAGTGAGGTGTATGTTTCAACATCAGGATAGTAAACAGTTTGGCCCGCAACTTCATCGAACGCATTAGTTGTTCTATTGTCAACAAAGTCAACTGGTTTTTTACCAACAACACAGCTATCAAATAATTTCAAGTTAGGATAAAACTCGATAATTGGACGCTTTGCTTTGTTTTCTTGTGTCGCATATGTAGTAGCGATTGAAGGGTTGTTCAAGTACCCGGCTGTAGCATTGATAACATCTATGTGGAACCAACGATTACTACGACTCCATGCATTTTTATCAAAACTATTACGAGCTATAGTGATATAATCTTGGTATACTGGAATGTATAATGTTATATCAAAGTTTGTTGAATCGTATGGATATGTGTCGTAAGGTGAGTATGCGCCAGAAGTAAACGGTTCTGGTACCACCATGTCTTGTACATTAATCAATGTGATTGCTGTACCCACACCTTGTACGTAATATTCACTTGTTTTATATGTTGTTGGATAAATGTCACCCGCAAATGTAACTTTCAATCCATTAGTAAACACAACGCCGTTAGGAGCAGTATATGTTTGTTTACCTAGAATATCTTCAGCAACGTTAATTTGGTTTGTGTAGTTACTTTCAATGATTTTGATGATACCCACTTTGTCAGCAGTTGTGCCATCTTGATAGTACAACGTATCTAATATTGCGCTCTGATATGGAATTTCATTAATGTAACCTTGTACAGTTCTATAGAAATTCAATGATCCATATGCTTTTCCATATACCGCAGTAATCTTTTGATTTGTAGGAATCAAAGAAGATGGTGTTAATTGAATAATAGGATCAGAGGCTGAACCAAGCAACGTAATTTCATAGAACAATGAATTAACATCAGTGTAATAGCCGCCTTCATACAAACCTTGATTTGTATAGCCCGTCATAGAACCAACGTCATCAGTGACTACAAATGTCGGACCATCTAAGAATTGAGATACAGTGAAAGTAGTACCGTCAATAATGTTGTTAACGTAATAGATACCAAGTTGATAAACGCTTGCTATCCCTGTACCAAGACCTGCGTTAGTTGCTATAAATGTACCGCCCTCAGTAGGAGTGCCCACAAAACCAGCTGCATTCCAATCAGTGTTTCCTAAAGAAATGATTGAGTATTGTTTTCCTGGAATGAACTGACCCGCAAGTGTATAGGAGCTTTCGTAAGCAACGAGGCCACCTACAGATGTTCCACTAAAAGTAACTGTTTGGTTGACTGACAACCCTGCAGTAGAGTCACATGTAATAACATTTCCAACACTAGATGTTGAAGATACTGTTATTGTTTGTTGACTAATGATATTTCCATTAGTGTCAAATGGTGTTTCTCCATAGAACTCGGATACATATCCCTGCTCATTAGCAATGCCTGTATTGTAGAACATGACTGTTCTGCCATTCAACGCAGTTACACCGTCAATGCCACCCAAAGAATTTAAACGTTGGCCATTAACGTTCGCAAAAGGTATAGAAGAAACTACATCAACAAGATTGTTGCCAGGAAAATTATATTGATCCTGTGCGTCTTTAAAGGGTACTGTAAACGTGACTACGCCTGATTCAGAACCGTTATTCTCAACACCCAAAATATCACGTGTATATTGATTTGGTTGCTGTGGATCATACCCAGTAATACCCGGCTTACCTTGAATCCAAAACTCACTGTTTTGGTTCACACTAAATGTGTATGTGCCACCACGAATCAATGTTAGTGTTGGATTAGTAGAACCCGCTGGGTTTACATCGCTAGAAATATCATAGCCGTTTGCCGCATCAGTGACAGTATAGTTAGCAATGTTATAGATGATATCTGTGGCAACTGTTACTGCTGGAGCACCTTCAGGTAACCAGTAATATTGGTTGAAGTTAATCAACATATCTAAGTTAACGAAAGGATCCCAAGAATAGAATTGACTGTTGAATAGTCTATCGTTATTGTTAGTGATGCCACCGTTTAATTTCAGTGCGTCAGTGATGCCTGGATAAGAAATAAAATCTGTGGCAACTGACGAGTTTGTTTTTGTAAAAACAACACCTGGATCTAGCTGGTAATCTGTTCTTACTTTAGTAGGCTCTACTACATACTTGTCATTAGCATTAATACCATAACCAAACTTACTACCAATATATCCCTGAATCTGCATCGTATTTGGCTGATCTACGATTTGATCCAGTGTCGCACTTAAAAATTGTGCGTTAGTAGGGGTCTGAAAAACTTCAGGTAAAAAATTTAGTGTTCTAATTCTTGTTGCCATTATAACTCTCTGTTGTTATATAGTACTTATCTTATTTGTAACTGTGCTGGTGTTAAAGCCGCAATAACAACTACATCATTTGCTGTTGCGCCGTTAACGAAAATTTCATATGGGGCTGATTTGATTTCATACAAGTCACCAAAATTCATTGTAGGATCGTTTGGTACTAACACCACTGAACTAATCAAGTCTTTCAATGAAGCATGTAGATACGCACTCAATTCAGAGAAATAGAACGTATCACCAAAACTCCAATTGTTGATATTAAAGTAGTTGTTCATTGAGGACAAAACTGCGCTACGGATTTCACTATCACTTGCGTTTGTTGAGTGTGATTTAATTACCTTAATAGTACCTTGTAATTGAGGCGCAGATTTTGAGCCAAATAATGGAACAAATCTAACGCTATTTAAAATCACACTATCAGTTAGCATCTTATAGTCATCTATGTTTCCATATGATTGTTGCAATTCACCAATTGTAGGGATGCTAGGCATTGGTACAGTGCCAGTCGTATCTTGGATCCAATTCTGATACGCTGTATAGTATGATTGTGTTACCAAATACATATCGATAATGTTTGTAGTCGCAGGGTCAATACGTGTAGTGTTGTTACTGTTGTGACGATACTGGAATTGTAATCCTTGACGACCATATTGCATTAAGTATTGTGGTTGTTCTACGAGTAAGTAGTAAGGTGTAGTTACAGTAGTGTCTTGAACTGTTTTATAGAATTTGTTTTCAGAAGACGCATAGAACAACTGACCTAACGGATATTCATATTTCACCACTTCAATAGTAGAATTCGTTGTGTATTGATATACAACAGATGTTGTATCAATCAATTGATAGCGTGAAAGGTTAACTGCATCCTGAACTAACTCAAAAAATGCGTACACACCTACATTAGTAGTATTAGGTTGATAGCTTGTTACTGTATTGAAGAAGTCTGGATCTAAAATTATTTCTCTGTTGTTTACGTCAATACTAGATACTTCAACTTCAAAGTCATTAACATATCCGTCAGATTCAACTGTTTGACCCACAACACTGACTTGAACAGGTTTTGCTAATGGATAATTAGATGACGGTTGTGTGTTAGTTGCTAATATCTTTACGTTATCAGATAGAATCTTACCTGTTACAGGATCATATACTAATTTACCTGTTTCAAACCAGAAGCGTGTGTCCGCCACACTACCAAAATAATATCGTAGCGAACGGTACGCTACACTATAACGGTTGTTACCTAAACTTTCAAAGTTAACAAACCATCCAGTTGTATCGTAGCGATCAATAGACCAACGATCCTGTGTCACCATCAACGAGTTATCAAATAGCAATGAGAAACTTTGGTTAAGCTCCATTCGTGTTCTACATTCTTGTAATACAGTAGAAGGTAATGTATTACTAAATGATGGTATGACTTGTGTTATCAATGCGCCTGATGGCACAAATCCATTGAATGTTATTGGGCCAGTTCCGTTACTGAAATTACCTTCTCCGTTGTTATAACCATCACCAATCACATTTAATACCGTTGTCCAATAGAATGTTATATTTGATGCTGTAGGAATTCCTACCACCAAGCGGTAGTTGTCATCAAAGTAATAACCTCCTGGAGCGGATACTTTTACTAAAGCACCTTTAGTAATATATTTTGCGTCATGAGTTGAATATGGACCAACAGCGATTGGCACATTCGCTGAACCAGAAATATTGTACATATAACCAGTAATGTTGTTACCATTTACTGTACTTGTATTCCAATAAACAACACCATCACCTGTAGCAGTGTTGATATCATAACGAGGATAGTTTTGTAGATAATATTGATTTGCTCTTGTATCATCCAACACAGCCGCCAACGAGTCTGTTAGAAACTTGATAATATCGCCTGTGTTGTTGATAGTTAATAATAGATATTGATTGTCAGAGTTTTGATATAAACCCCCGTCATCACCAAATGAATTTGTACTTGAGTACTTTCCAGTTGGGTCTAGCAAGTCTAAGTTTTTAGACACACCAACAGAACTGCGGTTAATGGCTTTACTCTTAATGATTGAACTGTATAATGTATATGGGAAGTTATTGTAATCTTCACCGTTTACCATTCTATTCTGTGTATAGTAACGAGCAGGAGCACGTAATTTAATATCTGCTAATGTTTCTCTTGATTGTGCAGTTGATACGGGTAACTGAAGTTCTAATGCTAATGTGAGTGCCTCTGTTCTTCCTGATCTGCTAATATACTGAATAGTGACCGAAATACCTTGCATTTCAGTTGGGTCGATAGTATATGTTAGCGCATTGCCTGCACGAACATATGCTCTGTATGTACCCACTGGTGCTTCAGAGAAAACACCGTCACCGAAAGCATAGCTAACTTGGTCATTAAAACGTGAAATTACTGAAAATACTTTTTTATTGCTTGTTTCTGTATTTAGGGAAGCATTAGCATAGACACTCTCAACTTGTTTCCACAAGCCAAGACTACCGTTGCTAGTGTTTAATTGATATAACCATGTGTCTGTGTTGTTGATACCTTGAATGTCAATGTTTACTACTTGATTAGATATTTGCTGTGCTAAATTAAAGTCGTAGGACTGTAGTGCGCCTTGTTTGAAATAGAAAAAGAAACCTGTGTTGGGGCTACCATAACCTAATTTGTCGTTACGATATAGCATATTGAACTTACCTGTAGGAGCAGGTGGAATTTCATAAACGTAATCTTCATTTAAACTAGTTGCTGATACTAACTCAAATGGCATATTGATGGTATCAACAGTAGTTGTAAATGGAACTATTGGCAAGCTGTTTGATGGAATATTAATAGCATATTCGTCAGTTTTAACACCAACCAAATCCGCAGTGTTGCCTGGGCGCCCAATTCGTTGACTATTGATTAATGTAGCATTGACAATGGTATTGAACTGCTCTAACCAATTGACGTTCGCAGGATCATTCCAAAGAATAGTTTGGTTGCTTAGGTTCAAACCGTTCAAATCGTATAATTGTTCAGTGGTGCTAATTCCAGTAACTTTGATATAACCTTGGCCAGCTATATTGCGTTTTGGATTGTAACTGACTAAGTTAGCTAATTTGATGACAGAATCTCGGCGTTCAGCAGTATCAATGAAGTTTTCACGTGTGTTCAGGTCATTACGGAAAGCCATCCCTTGACCCATGAATGCTATCATATCCATCAATGCGATGAATTCTGACGAATCAATATAGTCATTGAACGTTTCAGGATAGTATGCTCGTAGATAATCTATGAAACTCTTACGCAAAGTCTCATAATCATAGCTTTTGAAATCTGCTTGACGGAATGTCTGGTAAATTGCTTGCCAGTCATTCACCCCGAATAGTGATGTTTGTCTTGAACTTGTTGCCATAGGTGTTCTCTTTTAAGTATTTATCATACCTGAAAACACGGGTTTTTGGATTATGCGAGGGTAGCTTGATTGGTTAGGTTGTCAAAAAATATATTGACAAACTGTGCTTGGTTGAACGGTTTTACTGCCAATTCTACTTCAATTAGAATGCCGTTTTCTTGTGGATACGCTTTAACTGTATTCACTAACAGTCTAGGATCTAATGATGCTACTCTTTCAATTTCAGTCTGTAAGTCTTGCTGTACAGATAGAGTATTTTGCTCAAAAATAAAGTCCCAAATAGTTGTTCCATATGATGGATTCCCAACCATTTCACCTTTTCTGATGTTCAATGAATTCACAAAGTCCTGTAGAATCAATGGGGTGTCAACTAATCTAAACTTTTTACCAAGATTGATCGGTTGAAGAATACCACCCACACCGCCGTCAACACCTGGAACTGTTGTAGTAGTCTTAGGTTTGTTGGCGTTTATAGTTGAAAATCCGATATATGTTGGCATGTGTTATCCTATCAAATATTTATGCTAAAACTTTAGCGACTTCTTCAAGTAGCGCAGTTTTTTCTTCAATCAACGTGCTATATTTGTTCTTTAATTCAATGATGCCAGGATCACCTGAAGGTAGATTACCTTCAGCTTTTCTCAATTCTGCCGCAACTGTTTTAATGTCTTGAGTGTTTTTCTCTAATTTCTTAGTCAACTCCGCAACTTCGTCATTTTTCTTATTTGCGGCTTCGATTGCCGCAGTGCCTGCAGTTGATCCAACGCTTGCTGGATTGCCACTAAAGTTAGGAAGAGGAATCTTTGTGCTACCAAATACAGATGCAATCTGTTTATCTAACGATGTTCTATCATTAGTATTTACCGCGATTGTTGGTAATTTGATTGGCACTGCGCCACCAGAACTTAGTGATGATATTGCTGCATTCAATTGCGCGGTTGCCCCTGCAGGTAAGCCTGTTGAAGCTACTGCAGATAATGACGCTCCTGGATTCTTTAACTTATCTAACAAGCCGCCTGCAGCACCAGTTAGTCCTGATAACTTACCTGAAATAGCTGACTTCACATTATTCAATGCTGAACTAATATCAGATACTCCTGGAATATTGTTCACGCCACCCGTAGCATTGTTAACAACTGTAGCGACAGTTTTTTCTGCGCCCGGAAGTGCTCCAAGACCAGTTGAAATTGTTGTAGGCAACAGAGACCCCGCTGCATTAGTAGGAACTTGTAATGGTATTGGTAGTCCAGCAGATGACGCAATTGATTGTGCAGCACCTGTAACTTGATTCAATGCTCCTGAGGCTGCACCAGAGGCTAATGCGGCTGCGCTAGTACCAGCATTAGCTAAAGCAGTAGATGCTGATGCCATACCTGCTTGTAATTCTGTTCCTGAATTCTGTGCTTTTGCCACTGCCTCATCAGCAATCTTCTTGAGGTTCTGGGGTTTGCCTGCTTCAAGTTTAGGGAACGCTTTTGTGATTGCCGCAAATGCAGATCCAGCAACACCCTTAGCAGAATCTAATAAACTTGTGACTTGGCCACCAATACTCTTTGCTAAACCATTCAATGATCCTGCGATGGAGTTTAAACCACCAGTTATTTGTCCCGCAAAATTACCTGCATATGAACCAGAAGAAATACTACTTAATGGATTGCTTCCTAATAATTTGTTTGCAGCCGCCCCCAAGTTAGTAAGTGGAGCAGTAATAGTGTTACTTAAATTACCCGCAATATTCTTTATTGCCGTCACTGTTGGTCCTAAACCTGCCATCGCAGTACTGTTTACTAAGCCAGCAACTTGTCCAGCAGATTCTCTACCAGTTATAACACCAGATTGTGTTAGTACAGTTTGTGCTTGTTGCAAGTTCGTAACTGTGTTGTTTACTTGGGCATTTAAATTATTCTTCAATGCGGATAAGTTTTCGGCACCTGGTTGTCCAGTAAACAACGTACTAGGTAACGCCTGTGAAATTGGTTTACCTTGCTGTATTAGCGATGATGCTAGTGCGGCTGATCCCGCTTTTAATGTACCACTGGCTTCAAGCTGTTGTAATGATTGTGCTGTTTTACCAACAACTGCGATTTTCTCGGTACCTTGAGTAACAACACCTGCGCCATTTTTAATTGCTGCAGCAATATCAGGATTTGATCCTGCTGTGGTTGCTATTTGGCCAACTAAAGCAGATGTAGCATTCTTGTCTAATGCTCCACTAACAGCACTTGCGGCGGGCACTGTTGATGCTACTGAAGCCGACAATGTGTTCTGTGGTGCTGGTGCGTTTGCGTTTGCCGCTTGTACTGCTGGATTTGGCGAAGCCGGGAAGTTTGCCTCGGCATCATTGTTTATCTTTACATCGACACCTTGACCTGCGCTGGACCAAGGAGCATGGGCAGGTGCTCTACTTACAATAGACGGCAGCTTACCAGGAGCAGCCGCCCACCCTTTTGTTTTGTCATATAATGTATCAGTATGAAGAATCTTTGTAATTGGTTTTACAACTTGCGGTGTAGTGGACGGAGCTCCAGTGTTTAGGTTTACTTTACTTCCGTTTATATACGCTAAGTTATCACTGAACATTGACGCTTCACCTGAAGACCTTACTGCGTATTGACTATCAACTTTGATTGTATGTTTACCTTGTGTATATGCGCTAAAGTTTGTACCTGTTAACATATTAGTAGTTTCTTCAGATTCAACGTTAATGTTTTTTGCGTTGATATTCAAATCTTTTGCTGCATTGATATTAACATTGTTATCAGCATGTAAGTTCAAATCACCTTGTGTCCTAATGTTAACAGAGTTAGTGGCGTACATGTCAATTGTACCTTCTTTACCTAACTCAATCCAACTTTGACCGTTAGCGTGAATGATATGCAAACATTGTCCGTCGTCACTCATTAGAATCTGGTGACCCATACTTGATCGTAGTCTAACAAGCTGGTCTCTACCTAACAAGTCACCATCATCCATAACAATTGAGTGTCCAACTCTACGTGATATAACTTTCAACGAGCTTGCGTTTTTCTTGTCTTTTGCTGCATCAGCAATAGTTTCATCAGTGTAGCCACCTTCATATATAGGTCTTCCAGGCGAGTTAACACCCCAGCCCACTCTTGAGGGTGTTTCTCGTTGTGATGATGTACCAATTGTACCACGAATAGTATCTCTTATCAAACCTTGCTGATTCAATACGCCAGCAAGATAACTATGAACTGGCTTTGGCTCATCATAGAACTTAGCTGAATTGTCAATTGCGGGGTTATTTGTGTTGATGTTAGTTACAGGTAGTTTAGTTGCTCCACCGTAACTATTTGCTTCGCCTTCATTTGTAACAACTGTTTCTGTAGAGCCAATAGCCGGAACCATAAACAATGCTTCTGGTTCAGGTACAGCACCAATCCAGAAACCATAATTCATATCACCATTGATAAAAATACAAATAACTGTAGTACCAATATCAGGTGGACTGTACCACATACCATAACTGCTAGGGTTTTGTAGATATGTACCATAACCATCTTTAGGAGCATTGCCTTCAGTCATGCCATAGAAGGGACTCATGTAGTTTACAGTTACCCATGAATCAGCATTTGATGGGTCATTGCCACCTGCGTCAGTTAAATACACTTTCAATCGACCACTTCTAATAGGATCGATGTTATCTTTTACAACACCAAAAACAGGAAACGTCTTAGCGACTGC